TGTGCAAGGTTAGCAGCTTGTGATACTTTTTGATCGTATGCTTGACCCCACTCTTTTTTAAGTTCAGAAGTGCTAGCTTCTCTTGCTGCAACAGCTACGTTATCTTGTTCTTGTTGTACTTTAGACATTGCCTCATTATAAAATTGTACTACTCCGTTTGCTTGTCCAGGAAGTAATCCAAGTTTATGAGCTTGAGTTGAAAAATTATTTAATGCTTCAGCATCTAGGTTTTTATCTTCTGGCAAATCATATTTATAGCCAGTAGCATCCGCTGGTCTCCCTAATTTTTCGTAAACTGCATCCCAATCTTTTTCTGTAGCAAATTTATTTGGAACTGGGATTTTATCAGAGCCAACTAATTTTTGTGCATGAACATAAGATTTAGCTAAACCTTCTATATCTTTAATATTTTCTAAAGATTTATCAGCTCTTATTTCATCGGAAAGATTTGCTTTCCAATCTGTTACTACTGTTTCTGGTGTTAGTGCTGTTGATGTTGTTTCTGTTTCCGCAGACACTTGGCTTGTAGGCTCAACTGCTACCTGGTTTGTTTCGCTGCTCATTTATCCTCCATGGGTTTTTTTGTAAGCATATTATTAATAAACAAGATTGCTGATCTTGTGCCTTCTAAAAATGCGCTTTCGTGACTATCTCCTTTTGTATGAGTAGTGCTATAAAATCCGCATCTTTTTTTTAAATCTTCCAAAACACTTTTACCTTCGGGAGAATTAAAAACTTGTTTGTAATTAAGTTCTAGTTGTTTAAGTTCTTTACTGTCCACCTAAAACCTTTAAAGCTGGCGCAACTTTACCAGCACTTTCCGCTACTTGTTGTGCTTGTTGTAACTGCATCTGTTCCATTTCTTGTTGTTGTTTTTCTTGTTGTTTTTGTTGTACTTCAGCTTTTGATCTCATAATTTTTGCGGGTAAGCCTAACACTTCTTGAATGTGATCGACTAAACCATCTATATCTAAGTAATCAAAAACGGGTGCTATGTTTTGCAATGAACCAAATATTTCCATTCCACGCATTACAGATGAAAGCTCTTGAGTTTTTTGTGCTTTAGCTAATGGAGATACATATTCAATTTCTACATCTTGATCGCCAATTTCTTCTGGGATTGGAGGTAGCTTATTATTTTTTAATAATAAATTAAATGCTCTAGTAATTAGTGGCTGTAATAACTCAGATTGCAATCTACCTAACACGGGGCCAAGCAATCTCATTTTTTCTTCTGTTCTTTGCATAACTTCAGTAGCTGTCATGTTTGAACCTTGCGCTGTCATTAACTGATCGACAAAAAAGTTTTCTCTAATTGCTTTTCTTCTTTGATCTTCCATTGCTAAACCAAGTGGATTGTTTGCACCAATATTTAAGGGTTCAATTCTTTCTCTAGTACCCGATCTATAAAAGTTTAATCCGCCAGGCACAGTTCTAATCGGTAAAATAAATCCATCATCGGGAACCATTAAAGGTGGATCAATTTGTTTTTGAGCTGCTTTGATAGTTGTCTTAGACATTGTGTTTAACATCTTCGTATCTGGTAAAGCATTCATAGCTGGAGATCTGCCGTAGATTTCGTTTGATGAAGATTTTAAATAACGAGGTACTACATAAGGAAATTCTTTAAAACCACTTTCTCTTAATAGTGTTCCCGTCTTTTCGTGAACATGACAAGATACCCAATCCATATTTTTATTATTATCAGAACCCATAGGTGTCTCATTTGGGTAAACTGAATGAATAATTACAGCATCATCATAAGGAGCTTTTGCAATATCCGTTAAAATAGCTTGAGGTAAATCTGCGTCTGCATACATTGAAGGTATGTTTTTATTTTTAAGATGAAATCTTCTAGTTAAACTATCAACCATACCTTTACTATCTTCAGTAATAAATATTTCTGATATGTGTAAAGTTTTAAATCTTAAATCATCTTTCATATCATCTGTTATAAACATAGCGGATGTACCAAAGCATAACATTTCGTGGTAAAGTTCAAACACTTCTTGTTGGAAATTAGATCTAGCAAATACTTGCTGCATAATTTTTGCGCAACTCTCAAGCCATTCGTTAGCAGCATCATCGTCAGCTGCCATTTGATTTCTAAATTTTAAAACAAACCATGGAGAAATTGTATTCGTCAACATCCCATTTAAAGATGAGGCTAATAATTCTAATGCGTGTGTTGCAGTACCATCAAAAATTTGCTGATGACGTTTATCGCCTGGTGTATGCTTTTCAGTTATGTTTGCTTTTCTTGGTAAAAAATAATCTGCAAGTTCTTGCCAATGATCTTCCCAGGTACTTCTTTTAGCTTTAAGAGAATTATATCTCTCTATTACCATTTTTGCTTTTGGATCTTGTGCCATTTATGCTCCCACCTTTTTCATTGCAATTTTATGTGATTTTGTAAAACTTGTTCCTTTGTTCATGGCTGTTTTCATTTCCTTCATATGTTTTTTTGAATGGTGTACGCTATGTTTTTTTAAAGTTGCTTGTTGTTTTGCGGTTATTGCCATCTATGCTCCCAATGTTCTTTTAGTTGTGTTTAAATTACTATCGCCTAAACCTTTGGCTTTTTGTAGAATTGTGGATTTTCTTCCTTTTTTATTATTTGCTAAAAGAGTTGCATTTGATGAATAACTTGCTGAAGGTTCAACAGCATTTGTAGCGTTTGCTTGTGATACTTCCGCTGTAGTTGGTGCAACCATACCAGTTGAAGTAACTATTCCAGAAGATGCTACTTGTTTTGTAGCTTCCGTGTTTGTTGAAAGAATAGAATTATTATTATCGTCTCTATTATTATTTGGTGCAATATAAGTTGGCTTAACACCTTCTTCACTATCAAATTGTGAAGTTAATTTATTTCTTCTGTTCTGCTCTTTAAATTCTCCAATCTTTTTTCCAACACCTCTAATAATAGCTCCAGTAACTCCACCACCTTTAACAAATTCTACTATAGGGTTTGGTTTTTGAATTGTTTTTAATTGACTTGAATAAGTTGATCCACCTCCGCTGTCATCAGATCTGTTGCTTGCTCCACCCATACTATCCTCCTAATAAAGTTTTTTTAGTTGTGATTTCATCATCTTCTAAACCATCAGCTGTTGTTAATATTGTTGAGCTTCTACCTTTTCTATTTCTTCTAATGGAAGCTCTTTTTTCTGCGACTTCTTCTGCTCTTGTTGTATCTTCAAAAGCTGGTGCTTCTGGCATTGCTTCTGGTTCTGGTGGTGCTTCTGGCATCGCTGGCATTTTAACAAAAGGTTTAAAAATTTTTTTTACTACTCCACCCATAATTTATTTCTCCGTGTGTATTGAATAATCATTTTCGGCTAATTTTTGTTCAGCCATTTTTTGTCTTGGTAATTCCGATAAAGATATAGCCATGTATCTTGCAGCATCGCAAGCGTGTGAGCTAAAATCCTTAACGGGTTTTGCACTAAAAATTCTCATCTTGTCATTGTACTTACGATGATGATGTCTTAACGCAGCTAATAATGGTTTTGTTGCATCAGCATCAAACCAACATTTAGGTAACACCATTTTTAAACTGTGGATACCATCTTCTAATCCAAGTTTAGGCAGTACCCTAAATTTTATTCCTAATTGGTAAGCGATCTCTCGTCTTGTTTTACCATTACTAAATTCGTGAACTTCAATGTCGTGTGGCGCATAGTGTTCGCCGTAGACATAATCTTTGTCTTTAATTATCTGAACATAATGAGGTAACCCTTCTCTATTATTTTCATAATAATCAATAACCATTATTTGATTTCCAATTTGTTGAAAAAAAATTATAGCGCAATTATCCCCGTACCCGAGATCCCATGTTGTATTAACTAGGAAAGCTGGATCGTAAGCTATTTTAGTTATCTGTTTATTATCTTCAATCTTCTGAATTATGTTTCCATAAATCGAGCCACTTATATTTGCAATCCAATCGCACTCAAATTCTTGTAAATATTTTGAATCCCCCATCTGAGCTTTAGCAGCGTCTAATTCTTCTTGATCGACTAATTTAGTCTCACTTGCTTTAGCAGTATAAGCCAACCATTTAGGATCCCCCAAAGCGTATTGGTATAGATCATAAAATATATTACTCACTCCTTGTGGAGTAGAAATAAAATAGGCAAATCCCTTTCTGTCAGAGATAGCGGGTCGCAAAATTTCGTTCCATAGTATCGGGTTCATCTGTGAACATTCATCGACACAAATTCCGTCAGCGTAAATTCCTCTAATACGATCTGGATCCTCTCCAGACATCAATGTTATTCTTGCGCCATTGGGGAAGTCGCATCTTAACTCGGTTTCGTTAAATGTCGTTCCAGGAATACAGCCAGCGTATTGCTTTAAGTAATCCCAACAAACCCTTTTTATACTTACGAATGTTGGCCCGATCAGATAATACCTGGGGTTCTTTTTATCATTGGTTAGAGCTTTCCTAATCAAATGAAGTATAACCAGTATTGTTTTGCCAAATCTCCGATGACAGTTTAGAACTGCAAATCTATGTTTATCCAAATCCTCATGCAGCTTCGCTTGTAATGGCCGAGGCGTATAAGGGATCTGGATGTGCATTATAAAATTATAGCAATAACAATAATTATAATTACAGCAGCAC